CGAAGGCCCAGAGCGCGTCCTGCTGCGCTTCGGTCTCGTAGTCTACCTTCCTTGCGTCGATGAGTTCCCACTCGTCGTCCAATTCCTCGCCCATCTCAATGAGAAAGTCGCACGCGAGGTTCAGGTCCAAGGCTTCGCTCATATTAACCTCTTCTGAGGGCGTTTGAGGTGCCATAGCGGGCACTTCTTCGACCGACACAAGGGTAGGTGTGCCTGCGGCATTGAAAATGCTCGCAAGGGCACTTTTTACGATGCGCTGGTAAGGCTTGATAACCTGACGGTCAAAAAGCTCCGAAGCAATCTCTAATTCTTGGGTGTTTCCAAGCTGGCCTGCTGTCTTAACGCCGAACATAGCCGAAGACACCACGCGGTGACCAACCATGATTTTGTCGGACACCTCCGTCGAGAGGAACTGGTATTGCTTGTCGGCATCGGAGAGAGGGAACGGCTCGAAGTCGGGCTTGCGATCGGGAGAGTCTGAATACGTGACGATGAACTTACCCGCGTTGGTAGCCCCTGCGAGCTGGCGTTCGATGTCGTTGCGAATCTTGAATCGCTCCTCCTGACTTGGCACCCCGTTCTTGAAGTGGATGCTAAAGGAAGGAGCGAGGCCGTTCTTGATGTTGTTGATATGATACTTCCCGATTTCCTTGTCCAGCTCGATGTAATCAATCGACCCGATGTAGTCGGGCTTCGGGTAGTAGTAAGAGCCGGGAGAGAAGGGCTTGACGTACAAGATTTGAACGGGGTACTCTACCGCATCCTGCGGGTCGAAAGCTCTCACAAGCTCGGGTTCGATTTGCTTGTTGTTCCAGTCCTTCGAGTAGTAGAAGAATTGTACTTCCTCGTTCTCGTCGACCTCCCCGGAACGGATATTCTCGAAAGGACAGTGACGCACCTTGGCCACCGTTGTTCGGTCGATAGAGTACACGACCTCCAAGGCAAAGCCGCCTTGAATCTTGAGGTCTAGACAAGCCTTGCGAACCTCGTCCTGGAGTCCCCACTCCTCAATCTTCAATCGCGCATCCAACGTATTCGCCTGCACCCCGTCGCCAAAAATCATGTAGGCGATAGAGGTACACAGGGCGTTATGCGTCGCGCTCGACTTGTAGAGGTCGATAAGGTATTGCGGGAAGAGGTTGTCGTCGCCATATTGAACCCAGCCCCCGTTTGAAGGCTTCTCCTCGTAGGAGCGTTCTTGGTATTCTTTCAGTTTGAGTAGTTCCATCACTCGTAATATATCACGTTGTCGGGAATTGTAACGGCGGGGATAGTCCACGCGGGCTCGTCGGACACCTTGCACGAACCCACCTCGCAGATACCTACCACGCTCGCGTCGGTTGGATCAAGATTAGTCGAGGAGTTCTGCCCCCAAATCTTGTACGTATAGAGGCCGCTTTCGGTGATGAGCACCGCGTTCAAGGTATCGCTATTTGTCGGAAGGTCGAACTGGGTATATCTCTCGTTGTCGTAGCTCAATACGGGTACGGCGTAGTGCTTCTCTTCCGTGGCTTCGTTGGTGAGTTCCACGAGATAGTAGGTAAACGCAGACAAGAACTTGCGAGATTCAAAAGGCGTTACGTTGACCGTGTTCGAGGCGGTATTTGGTGAGAGGTGAATCATGCTTCAAAATAAAGGGGAGAGCAAATGCCCTCCCCCTCCTTGTAACGATTGATGAAGAAACGCTTAGGTAGTAGGCGTCAAAGTCAAGTTCGCGTCGGTCGTATCGTGGAATGGAGCAGGGATAGCTTCCTCGGCGGTGAACTCCAAGGTGTACCCAGCAAGGTCACCGATGGCCGTTCCCGTCGTCAAAGTTCCTCCCGACAATTCCGCGCCGCGCGTGTGGCCCATCACGAAGTAGTTGTCGTTGTTGTCTTGGACGATGATAGCCAAGCGGCCTTTCGCCAAGTTCGTCAACTCCACCACGTCGGCGACGACGGGCTTGTTCAACATTAAAGAGAGCGTCTGCGTGTAGAAGACCGTTCCGTTCTCGATGCTTGAATTGACCGTCTGCGTAAAAGAGGACGTGTTCTTTGGAGAGACGTAGTCCTTTGCCGTAGTAGCAGAAGCAGCTACGACATCACCAACAAGGGCGTCGTATGTCCACATACCATCGGTAAAAGCACTCGTGACGATCCACACGTTCTTGACCCCTCCGAGGGCATCGCGGCAAGGCAGCGAGCGTCCAGTAAGTGTAAGGCTACAAGCCATGAGTTAGGGGTTTGTGAGATAGGGGGGAGCCGAAGCCCCCCCGTCTCTCGGTTTGTCAATTAGGAAGAACGGCGAGCTACTGCGATGGCAGCCTCGTCTACAATCTGGCAACCGCCAGAGAACTGCATGATGACACGCGTCACGTCGTCGCCAGTCACATCGCGGAGGTTCAAGATGCTCGCGTTGATGTGGTCGGTCAAGAGGTCCGTACCGAAGTACAAGTTCTCACGCTGAGCGAAGAGGAACGTGTCGTCAGGCATACCAGCAGGCGTGATGATTTCGTAGCCCTTGTAGTTCTGGGCGAAACCTTCAGCCAAGTACGTCAACTCTGCCGTGCCAGCGATGGCGGTGTAGTAGAGCTGCTTCATAGCGCGAGACATGAAGAGCTTGGTGTTGGGGTCGCCAGCGATGACAGCGGGAACAGCCAAAGCGTCCAAGCGAGCCAAGATGTTAGCAGAGGTGGTAGCACCCGTCAACAAATCTTCCTCACCGGGAGTAGCTGCCACAATCTTGTTCATCAAACCTGCAAACGAGTTGTACGTTCCCGTGGTGCCTCCCGTAGCGGAGTTGTACTTGCCCTGCCAGATGTTGCGCTCGACAGCCTCAGCGGTCTTGGCAGCCACGTACTGAGCCACGAATGTCGTGAAGTCAGCAGGGGCGGCAGAGTTTTGGCCGCGCATCAAAGTACCTTCCCACGTAGCGCGGAGGTCTTCGTTGCACACCTGCTCGTTGATTTTCAGAGCGTCTACCGCGAGGATAGCTTCGCCCAAAGTCAACTGACCAGCAGCAGGGGTTGAGAAAGCGCAGTCGTCGTTCGCTTGGATAGCGACGCCGGAGAACTTCCGGAGGACTGCTTTAGAGTGGACATTTTCGCGGACGGTGATGTAACCGTTGGCGATGGTGTCGGCTGACAGGACAGCAGCAGCCACGTAAGGACGTGCCGCTTCCCCATTGTAAGTACCGACGGCAACAGATGCGTTAGCCATTATTTAGAGAAGTTTTGAAGGAGAGCAGACACGCGCTCCTGAGTTGATAGATTCTTGAGATTGAGAGGCTCGCGCTTCTGCGTAGGGGCTTGATGCTTCAAACCAGCTTCGGCGGCTTGCTTCTTGATAGCTTCGAGTTCAGCTTTGACGGAGGCAAGCTCTACGGCTACCTCGTCCTCGACCTCTTCCACCTTCTCCTCCACCTTCTCGGCTTTGGGGGCTTCAGGGTTGACGGCTGACATCTCTTCTTTGTCGTCTTTGTTCAACGACTCAAGGGCGGCTTGAATCATCTCTGCTACTTCCGCCTTGGTGACGAAGGAGGGCTCTTCTTCGGCCTGTACTTCCTCCGTCTCTTCCGACACCTCCTCGGAGGCTTCGACCTCTTCGGTCACTTCTTCAGAGGCTTCGACTTCCTCAACCACCTCCTCGGCTTGGCCTACTGAAGTGATCACGCCACCTTCCCCAACAACGATAGTTCCGCCTTCAGCAAGAGGGTAGTCACCGGGAGGGAGGGCGATACGCTCGCCTTCGTCGTTGATGATGTACGCTTCTGCGCCTTCCTCAAATGCCTCCGCGTCGGTATAGATGACCGTGCCGTTTTCGAGGGCGGCCTCTGCCAGTTCGGTGCTCTTATCCTCGCTCACCGTCAGCTTGACGTTGAAGCGGTTGAATACTTCTTGCACTCTTTCTTGAATAGTCATGGAGTGGGTTTTTTTGTATAAGTTTTTTGAGGGGTCAATTCTGAAGTGAATCAAGCTCTTTTTTTAGTGCTTCCCACATATATCCCTCAAGTTTGTGGTCGTTAATGGCTCGCACCACCTCGTGAAGCATCTCGTCCTCGGAGTTCTTCTTCATCTTGTCCGCGAAGTACCCCTCGATGGAGAAGCCCTTGACCTTGCCTTCCTTTACCCACTCCTGCCAGATAGCTTCGTTGTCGACCTTGACGGCTACCATCCACGTACCTACGGGCACGTCCAACCCGTACACGGCTGACTTGTCCTTCTGCTTGTCTTCGACCATCCACGACTCTACCACGGTGAGTCCGTTAATCGTGTGCTCGTGTTCGAGGGTGTGGTTGGCTTGGTTGCCGTGCTTCAAATACAACTCTGCCGCACGACGTACCGTGCTCTTCGAGAAGTACACGTAGAACTCGTCTTCCCCGTTCTTGCGGTAGATAGGCTTGTCAGGTACGAGGGCAGGTCCGATAAGGATACGCTTGTCGGTGTCGGCTTCGGCAAATTGCACCTTGGCCTCTTTTAAGGCGATGAAGTCGAGCTCGATGGCTGGACGATCTACGAGGGAGATAGCGTCGATGCCGTAC